CTGACGGTAGTGCGGCAGAGGTAGCAGTAGAGAACGCAATATGCCATGACCTATACAGGCCCACCATGTTTATGATCGGGTACGACAGGCCCAATCGTGCCACACTTGAGTACATATTTGCGGAGGGTAATGGTCACGGGTCAGGGGAGATAAACAGGCATGATCTAATGAAACACACAAGCATATCAGTGGGTGATCTGGTGGTAAGCTTAGACGACAACACAACCCATGTCTGTATGCCAATGGGATGGCATCAGATAAGCGGATTAAAACTTAACTTAACCTTTAGAGGGAATACTAACAATGTCTAAATCTAAAACAACACCAATCAAACCAACAGATACCTTAACAATATCAGTAGCAGACCTGATGCAGGTACTAGAACTATACAACTCAATAGACAGTCATGTAGACAACATCGTTGAGTGTCTAGATGTAGAACTATCAGCCCTAAGGGATATGCGGCGGCTATGCCATATGGTAAGCACTACCTTTAACTTTAGACTACAGATGGGTGAGGATGGTGCTGCAAAATACTGGGCTCCTAAGGTGCTAGCTTCTGATGACAGGGCGTGGTTCCACCATGATACCAAATAGATTTTATTATACAGTAAAGAAGGATAAAATTATGAGCGACCAAGAGAGATACTTCATTAAGACCATGCGCCGACTGACCAAGAGCCGTATGGGTAACCCACGTTTTAAATTCACTGTCGTTAATAAACTGGGCGAGACAAGGGTATTACACACCGCGCCTGATGCTCGTTGGACATACGCAATCAATGATGGATGGGAAAACAGAATGATCGAAGGAGAGACACACACAAACAGCCGTAACATAATCCTGGATTTTGCAAAGATAGCGGAGAAGTTCTGATGAATGAATACAGAGTTGTTATGCTTAGCCCCAAGGGTAAGCGGTACGAGGTCGAGCTTAAGGTATCTGACCATCAAGAAAATTTAACGCAGTGGGTGCGGGATCAATTCCCTCACGACACAATACACCACATAGAACCCAAAGGATTTTAGGAACATGGCATACAAAGTATCGTTAGAGATAAGCATTGAGGAATTATTATGCATGCGCGAGGTAGTACTTTCAGACATTATTATGTCAGACCAAGACGAACCTGACTACGCGGATGTAGATACAATGGAATACTATGCTGCTAGAGCAAGAGTACTGGTTGAGATAAATTTATTACATGAAGAATGGATTTGTGGTGAGCATAAAGAAAATGGTAGCCCAGCATGGAAGTAGAGGTATAGAATGATAGCACTAGAATTAGTAGCAGTAGGTATTAACGTTGCAATCTTTGTATTCATTTACTTATTATCAAGATAGTTTGCAGCCTACCCCTTGACGTACTAGTTCGTATCCTTAACTATAAGAATACTTAAAGTATTTACTTATAGTATTTATATCATCTCCATTATGAGATAGGGTACGAACAGTACTACCATTAGTATACTATAAGTATGTAGGAAATAGATATGAGATTAATAAAGTTAGCAACATTTGTCAGTGTCGTTGCAATAATAATTACTGGCTCAAGCATCATAGTAATGACAGCAATATTTCTTTTTACGTAGTGCTTACATGTCTTTCGTTAATAAAATACTTGGAGTATTACTATGAGTAAGGATGAACCCTACAAATTCTCAGAAATAATTGAGGATTTGTTTGACCAGATATATGATCTCCAGGATTTTTTAATTTACAATGGTATCGAAGAAAAAGAGTTCGTCCAATGGCAGAAGGATAGAGATAATATTACATATCATTAGGAGTTACACACATGGAAGTAGTTGATATAACAATGATCGGTTATGGTGTCTTGTTAGCTATGCTAGTGTTTGAAAACTACAAGACAGACAGATTTTTAGATGAGTTGGAAGAAGACATTGACGACATGATAGAAAAGCACAACAGTATGGCAGAAGGTTTCATACTCATGGCTAAAGAGATAGAAGACTTGAACAAGGGGGGTACAAAATGAAATACGTATGGTTACTTATTTGGTTTCAAGTACTGCCTGAGCAAGGAGTTAACTACCACCACCTTAATACATTTGAGACAGATGTCTTGTGTGGTGCAGAGTTGACCAGTGCCAGAGTTATGTCCAATCATTCAACTGAAACGATAACATGCTTAAGGATAGAGTTGGAGGATATCAAAGATGATTGAAGCAACATACATAGACCACATGGGTAGTGATCTATCCGTAGTTAATGCAGCCCGTGTATCCTTTGGCAAAAAGTCTAGGTACTATTATGGTGATGAAGCTGAGATTGCTGCTGACTTTGATCGTGAGTGGGAGGAGCCTACCTTTATGCTTAATGAAGATGAGAAGCTAATCAACTACCTAGCCAAGCATAAACATACCTCACCCTTTGGACACTGCTTCGCATCCTTCCACATCAAGGCACCTATCTTTGTGGCACGTCAGCTAGTCAAGCATAAGTTCTTACGTTGGAATGAGATCAGTCGTAGATACGTGAGCAATGCCCCTGAGTTCTATGAGCCTGATGAGTGGCGTAGCAAAGCACAGGATAAGAAGCAAGGCAGTGGTCCAGCGTTGGAAGATCAACAAGATATACACATTGCTACAACACAACGTATAGTTGCTATGCTATACGAAAGCATGTTAGATAGGGGCGTTTGCGAGGAGCAAGCAAGAATGGTGTTGCCACAAAACACCATGACTGAGTGGTACTGGTCAGGTAGCCTCGATGCCTTCGCTGACATGTGTAACCTTAGGTGTGCAGGTGATACACAGCTAGAGACTAGGCTAGTAGCTAACCAGATTTGTAACAGCATGAAGGAATGGTTTCCTACATCGTGGTTTGCATTAAGATTGGAGAAGTAGAATGAGTATGGTAGGTGAGATAGAGAACGTAGAACGTGAGATAGCACACAAAGAAGAAGAACTGTTTGCGTTGTACAAAGAAATAAATGACGCAAAGGATGTGAGTTCTAATAAGATTAACAAATGCTCCCGTGAAATATTTGACTTAGAAGAAAGGCTAGAGGGGTTAGAGAAATGTGGGCATTAGTATGGCTGGAGTTGATCAGTGGGCAGAGCTTAGAATACTTCCATATAGGTAGCTACACTAAGTATGAACAATGTGAAGTACAAAGAAAGAAAGCAGAAGTAATGATAACTCACAACGGCATTGGTGTTGTTTGTTTAGATGTAACAACTAAATAGGAGATTATTATGTGGGCAGTCATGTTTGAGATAGAAGGTGGTGAGTGGGCTTACGATACAGGCAAGAAGGTTTTTACTAATTATGATAAGCCTTTAGTTTGGGGTGACAAAGAAGAAGCTATGGCTCAAGCAAAGAAATGGAATACAGGTATTGTCGTACCTTGGATAAGAGAATTTGATGAAGAAGAGCGTCAGGCTTCTATACAGAGGGAGGCAGTCAATCGTGTACACAGTTGAATTTGAACAGGATGCTTCTGTAATTGTCACACTAGATCAGGAAGATAGGTTTGAAGATGTTGAGGTTGTAATAGCAGATAACAGTGTAGTTTACTTCAGACAGTTTGATGAAGAGCTTGCTGAGTACCAGCTACTACACATGAGCTACCAACAATTCCTGGATATTTTAGCTGCATACAAATCACCAGAGGGTGCGTATCAGATAGATTTTACTAAGAGAGAGAAAGATAATGGAGTTAGCACTACTTAGAACACTAATGGATAAAGACTTCTATGCCAATCATAGAGGTATCCGTACACCCGACAAGTTATTCTCTAAGGATGTACGCAAGATCAAAAGCACTATCGACTACGCTATGGAAACGTATGAGAAGAACCTCACCGTTCCTGAGTTAGAAGGGCTGTTCTTTACACACAACGCTACTATCACAACAGCGAACAAAGAAACGTACAAAGATCTGTTCAAGAAGATTGACAGACAAGAGCCTATGTCTGAGGGCATAGCTGAAGAAGTACTAGGTAAGTTGTTCCAGCAGGTAGTAGGCGAAGAGATAGCCAACTTAGGGTTTGACTACGTGAATGGTACGCAGACTAGCCTAGAGCCTATGCGTAAGATACTGTCTGACTATCAAGATGATTTCATGCCTAACCTTAAGATTGACTGGGGTGACATCTCTATAGATAACTTACTGCAAGCTAATGACATACAGTCTAAGTGGAGGTTCAACATACCATCTCTGACTAGCAAGGTAGAAGGTATTAGTGGAGGACACTTAGTTATCGTAGGTGCTAGACCTAACACAGGTAAGACATCCTTTCATGCCTCACTACTAGGTGGGCCTAAAGGCTTTGCTAGTCAGGGAGCTAAGTGTATCGTCCTGTGTAATGAAGAGGCGTATGAGCGTGTAGGAGCTAGGTATCTCAGTGCGGCTACCTCCATGTCTATGGAAGAGGTGAAGGGTAACTACGCCTTAGCTGCGTCACGCTACGAGCCTGTACGAGAGAACATCAAGCTGTATGACTCAACAGGCAAAGACATGGCGTGGGTTGAGGCTATCATAAAAGCTTACCAGCCTGACATCGTGATCTTAGATATGGGTGATAAGTTCTCCAGCAAGACCAGTGACAAGTCAGATGTGTATCTTAAGGAAGCTGCCATCCATGCACGTAACATAGCTAAGCAGCATGACTGTGCTGTAATCTGGATGTCACAGCTAAGTGCTGTAGCTGAAGGTAAGGTGTATGTAGATCAGTCTATGATGGAAGGCAGTAAGACAGGTAAGGCTGCTGAAGCTGACCTGATGATCTTGATCTCTAAGAACCCACAGGTTGAAGGGGCAGACGAACAAGATACGCAGAGGCACTTGAACATAGCTAAGAATAAGCTTAAGGGTGGTTGGCATGGTGTAGTACACTGTGAGTTAGACGGCGAGAGATCACAGTATCAAGCATAGGAGGGTTGGCATGGAAATAGTACTAGACGTAGAGAACACCACAATAAAGCGTAATGGCAAGGTAATACTTGATCCCTTCGAGCCGTCTAACTTCTTAGTGCAGGTTGGTATGATGGCAGTTAAGGGTGGCTCTGAGTGTATCGTAACGCTAGACCATGTTGAGCAGAAGGATACCTCAGGCGCTGGGCGTAAGGAGATACAGAAGGTGTTAGACATGACAACCCTGTTGATCATGCACAACGCCCAGCACGATCTTATGTGGCTGTGGGAGTGTGGCTTCAAGTACAGTGGTGACATATATGACACAATGTTATCTGAGTACATACTACTACGTGGACAGAAGGAGCCACTTAGCTTGGATGCCTGCGCTCAACGCTACGAGCTAGACGTACAGAAGCAAGACACCTTAAAGAAATACTTTAAAGAAGGATACAACACAAATGAGATACCTCTCAACGAGCTTAGCTTTTATCTTAGGGCTGACCTTGGCGCAACTATGGGGCTGTACCTCAAGCAAGAGGAACGTTACGCCGATCCCTCCTGTGCAAGTCTACACACCATCAGAGCCATTACCTTTAATACATGTAAAACCCTTACCAGACTGTACATGTCGGGAGTCAAAGTGGATCTCGGAGCCTTACAGCAAGTAAGAACGGAGTTCGAGAAGGAGAAAGCAGACATAGAGTTGCGCTTACATAAGCAGATACGTGAGCTAATGGGTGACACACCTATCAACATCAACAGTCCAGAGCAAGCCTCTCAGGTACTGTTTAGCTGCAAGGTACACAACAAGAAGGAATGGGCAGAGCTATTTGAATTTGTTAAGACTCCGCAAGAGTTCCGTGATGCAGTCAAGTCTAACTCCAGTAGGTTGTTTAAGACTAAGGCGTTTACCTGTCCTGTGTGCAAGGGCGAAGCTAAGACGTACAAAATAAAGAAGGATGGCACTAAGTTTGCTAGACCTAACAAGTGTAAGGACTGTGACGCTAGAGGCTACCAACTCAAGAAGACTAACGAGATGGCTGGTCTAGGCTTTGCTGCACCAAGTAAGAAGTGGGTCAGTGCGAATGGCTTCAGCACAGGCAAGGATAACTTGGACGCACTCATAGCTACATCTAAGAACAACCGCATGGACAAGGCTGCTAACTTCCTGTCAGACCTTAAGCGTCTGTCTGCTGTGTCCAGCTACCTGTCTAGCTTTGTCGATGGTATCTCTACTTACACTAAGCCTGATGGTTTCTTGCACGTAGGTCTTACTCAGCACATCACAGCTACAGGACGTTTCAGTGGGCGTAACCCTAACATGCAGAACATGCCACGGGGTAATACGTTTCCAGTTAAGAAGGTGTTCATCTCACGATGGGAAGGCGGTCACATTTGCGAGGCCGACTTTGCTCAGCTTGAATTTAGGACGGCTGCGTTCCTAGCTCAAGACAAGGTAGCTATGGATGAGATACTCTCAGGGTTTGATGTACACAGCTACACAGCTAAGGTTATCAGTGATGCAGGTCAGCCTACTACCCGTCAGGAAGGGAAGGCACACACCTTCGCACCACTATTCGGCGCTACTGGATATGGCAGAAGTAAGGCAGAGGCTTCATACTATGAACACTTCAATGATAAATATCCTGGAATTGCTGCATGGCACAAGAAGCTAGGCAATGAAGCCATCAGGCTAAACAAGATAACTAACGTGTCAGGCAGGCAGTATGCTTTCCCTGATGTTGTACGCAGAGAGAATGGTATGCCTACTCACTTCACTATGATAAAGAACTATCCAGTGCAGGGGTTTGCTACAGGGGATGTCGTGCCTCTGGTGTTGATAGAGTTAGAGGCTAGACTAGAGAAGATGCAGTCTTGCATTGTCAACACAGTTCACGATTCAATGGTGATAGATATTCACCCAAACGAGAAGGAGTATGTGCTATCAATTATAAATACTTTGAATGAAGACCTTGACAAACTGATAGAAGAAGCGTATGACATAAAGATGAACGTGCCTCTACTATTAGAAGCAAAGATTGGCCCGAATTGGCTTGACACGAAGGACGTAATATAGTATAACTTACTTTCCTAAACCGCTCGAAAGGATATATAATGAGCACATCAGTAGCACTATCAGTAGACGGAATGAACATAGCTGACGCTATGGGTTTCGCTGCACCACAACAACAACAGCAGACTGATATATGGCGTATCAATGCCCTAGTACAACAGGGTGTCAAGGACGGCAAGATCATCAGTACTCCTATGTTTAAAGTACGCAAGGGTGATGAAGAAGTCTATGCAGAGAAACTAAACATACGTCTCTTTGCTGAGCGTGTGCAGTGGACTAAGTGGGACAGTGAAGCTAACAACACACAGAAAACTGTTCTGTCTTCAAGCTTAAACGCAGACCTAAAAGACACACTAGGTGGCTTTAACTTGGGGCGTCCATCAGGTTACGTCAAAGACTTTGAGGCACTGCCTGAGGCAACTAAGCAGGTCATGCGTAGCGTTAAACGTACTAAGGTGTTCATGGGTTTAGTTATTCTAGACAACCCTACTAATGAAGGTGGTGAGGCTGTAGACTTTACAGGTGAAGTACCGTTTGTGTTTGATGTTAAGAACCCTTCATCTATGAAGTCTATTAACGCAGTAACTGGCTCTCTAGTTAGCAAGGCTATCACGCCTATAGAGAACAACATTAAGCTGAGCGCTACAGAACACGCTATGCCTAATGGTAATAAGTTTGCTCAAGTTACAGCATCTCTTGGTGACAAGGTAGGCTTCTCTGATGGTGACAACGATCTGCTACGTGACTTCATTGCTTATGTGGAACGTACCAACACTTGGGTGCTAAGCAAATGGGATGAGAACAACGTAGCTAACATCTCAGCAGAAGACGCAGCTATAGTGGGTAGCATCATTGATGTGCAGGACTT